AATGCCACTACATCTTGTCCTCCGTCAGCAAGCCGTTTCTCCTTGGGGCTGTCTGCACACCTACTTTGTTGACACCTATAAATAACCTCTGTACACTTCTAGTCTCATTCATTCTTGACGGAATCTTAAAATGGACAAGCAGCAATTCTGGACGGCTTTTTTTGCCGCGCAATCAAACTTCACCTCTCCTAAGAAATCAGGCATTAACGGCTTTGCTAATGGTCACAAGTACCACAAGCTAGAAGACCTATTGCCTGCTGTACACACCGTCTTATCTGAGCAGGACATATTCTTTCACTTTGAAGACATTAACTGTGATGAAACCGCTGGAACTAGAATATGGATGCACCATATGCCTAGCGGTCAGCAGTTCACTCAGGACTGCGTGGTAGATAAGAAAGCGCGTGACGCTCAATCCTGTGGCGGCTGTTACACCTACGCAAAGCGCTATCTTCTCGCGAGCCTTTTTCTAATTTCAGATCCGAAATTGGATGATGATGCTGACCGCGCCACTCACGGTGACCGCAAGCAAAAGCCAAAGATCGCTTCTGACTCTCGTATAGCCAAGATCAAGAAAGACCTCGCAGAGATTAAAATTACTGAAGAGCGAGCGCTTAAACTGGTAGGAGCTGAGACTTGGATACTGAGTCTTGATCAGGCTGATCAGCTTGAAATGGCTATCATCAACAAGAAGGCTCAATGAACAAGACCGAAACTACCTGCGATGTCTGCGCGAAGTCTAAGCCGCGCAGCAATCGCTGGTGCAAAGAGTGTATAGCTTTGCATTGTTTCGCTAATTCCTTATGGAGAATACGTTATGACGAGAGTGATCTACTGCGAACAAGGAAGTCCAGAATGGCATCAAGCGCGATGCGGTATTATCAGCGCCTCAAATATGAAATCTTTGTTTACGAGTCGAGGCGAGAAGACAGCATCGGGCGTGAGAGAGACTTACCTGAATCAAGTGATAGCTGAGCGCCTTATGCAAAAGCCTATGGATACGTTCCAGAGCTACGATATGGAGCGTGGCACTTTGCTTGAAGCTCAGGCAAGAGCCAACTTTGAAATGTACTTGGACGTTACCGTTCAAGAAGTTGGTTTCCATATGCACGATGATCATGACATCGGATGCTCACCAGACGGCCTATTTGCCGACACAGGCGTTGAAATCAAATGTCCCAAGGCAAACACTCACGTTAGGTATATGCGCTCTAAAAAGCTGCCTACTGAGTACATCCAGCAAGTGCAAGCCACCATGTACATCATGAATTTTGACGTTTATTACTTCATGTCTTATCACCCAGACCTGAAGCCCATAATTATTGAAGTAAAACGCGATAATGAACTGATAGATAAAGCTGCCGAAATACTTATAGCAGCAGCCAACATTGTTAAAACTGAAACGGAGAAGTTAAATGAGCAACGCATTCACCACACTAACTAGCGTCAATAAGTCTAGCTATGATGACGGATACTACGGTCAGATTGACCCAGCCGTCCTACGAGAGCTTGTGACAGCTCTGGATAACGGACAGGTATCTTTAAACAAAGGCGGCAAGATAGCCTTGAAAGGCTGGAAGAACACTCCTGAAGGCGGCGGTGAGCCGTACATCTCAATGAAGTGGTCTAAGCCTATGGACAGCGCTCCAGCGGCTACAGCAGCTCCAGCCAGCTTTGAGGACATACCATTCTAATGAAGGTAATCAACCTAAAAGAAGAAGGTATCAAGAGAGTAGCATCGCGCAGCAAGTATGTTGTGCGATGGCTTGATATGGACGAAACCGAAGCTCTGTCATTTGATGACTACGATGACATGAGGACTGCTTATCATTCCATTAACAGCTTCTTGCGTAAGAATGATGATATGTACAAGGTAAAGCAGTTCTCAGATCAAGGAGCAAGACGCTATTTAGTCTTGAAGGTCAGAGCATGAAGATCACTGCGGCAGATACTATGTTTAGTAAATGCGTAAGATCCAGAACTAACTGGTGCTGCGAAGCCTGCGGCACACAGTATGAGGAAGGATCGCAAGGACTTCACTGTAGCCACTACTTCGGGCGCAGAGCATACGCTGTGCGCTTTGATCCCATGAACGCTTTTGCCCATTGTTTTGGCTGTCACCAGAAGCTAGGTAGCAATCCTGATGACTTCCAGCGCTGGGCAGAGGCTCATCTTGGCGAGCAGGCCATTGGCATATTGCGTGAGAAGCGTGAAAACATTGGCCTTGCTAAAGACTATAAGAAGAACCTTAAAGACGTTGCCAAGCACTACCGTGAGCAATTTGCACTCATACAAGCAGCGCGAGCAGAAGGTAATGACGGACGAATCGAATTCATTGGGTATATTTGATATGAGTATAAACGAAGGCCAGCACTGGATAGTTAATACAGACCACGCAATGAAGATGTTCAAGGAGCATATGGACGAGTTGTATGCCAAGGACAAGTACCTAGTAATCAAATGGGCAACTGGCAAGCAACGCTCACTCAAACAGAACTCCGCGCTCCACGTTTGGTGTCAGCTCATGGCTGACGAGCTGAACTCTGCTGGCTTGGGAATGGAGAAGGTCTTAGAGCATAAAGCATCCATTGATTGGACTATGGCAGGCGTTAAAGAACACCTGTGGAAACCAGTTCAGGAAGCTATGACAGGTAAAGACTCTACAGCCGAGGCCGAGAAAGTGGACTATGTTAAAGTCTATGAGACCTTAAATCGCCATTTTGGTGACAAGATGGGCATTCATGTGCCGTGGCCTGTAAATGAAAAAAGCAATCCTTGAGATAGATCCGCTATGGCAAGAGATTGCCGATAACAGCCCTGAATCGCTTAATGGACGGTCTGTTAATAAGAACTCCTATGCTACTGGAATTATAGGTGAATTGGCTGTATCTCAGGCATTAGCAAGCCTTGGGATAGCTCACAGTCACGAAGATACCTATGACTATGATTTCCTTGCTGAAGGTATAAGAATAGACGTAAAAACCACTAATTTTAATTATGGGCCAATAACGAGCAGCAACAATGCAATGCTGACAGACTATTTGCGGAATCAAAAATGCGATGCTTACATATTTGTAGCAACTTGCAAAACAGATAATATCGCAAGAATTATGGGATGTTGCGCTAAGTTCTGGTTTTGGGAAACAGATTGCGGTCAGGACTACAAAGCAGGCGAGAAAATATCCGTAAGAAAGATAAAACAAGATGCTAGAATATTAAAGTATAAGCACCTGACCAGTATCTACAAGCTGCCATTACTTTTGGAGGCGTTGAAATGAAAAGAATAGAATTTGATATTAAAAGCCAAGAACAAATAGAAGAATGGCTTGAGGAAGTAGAAGGCAGAATGTCTGAGAATGACCTAAACTATATAGCTACCATTGCTTTTAACTTAGCGAATATGGATGAGTTTATATTTAGCAATGATGAAGTCTGTGATCAGTTCTTAAGCTATCAAACAACGCATCATTACGGAGGCGCTTTGCACTAAGTGATTTATACATACTTTCCGGTTTCAATCATTTTAGCTAGTTCGGTAGCTCTGCTGCCTGTTTGCTCCGCAAATCGACTATCTAATAGCTGAGTCGCAGCCTCCTTATAATCAGCTCTTTTAAACGCCTCTATCATTTTGTGAAAACCACGAAACCTTGTAGCGCCTAGACAGAAGAATGCATTTATCACTGCCTCAGTTCTAACCTCATCAAGATCACCGAACCAGACATATTCTTTGTTGATCTCTTTGATGCACCTAACAATATCATTAGATAGTAGATAGTCTATTTCATCTTCAGACAAACCAAGACCGCCACGATTGTCTACGTTGCGACCAACGCCTATTGTGTATCTGTTCTCAGTACACAGATAAACAAAATTCTCTGCGCCTTCGTGACGCTTAAGCATCTTGATTAAGTTTTCCATTACTTGCCTACTTGCTTTACACGTTCGTAGGATCTAGCTCCCGCCAAGCCGAGCAGGCCCATAAGAACCGGAAGCATCACCGTAGTATCTGCCTGTGGCACTTCGATGCCAAAAGGCGCAGCAAGAGGAGAGATAAGAAAGTTCACCGCAAAACCAGATACGCAAACCCATGCAGTAGCTGGCCTCCAAGAAGACTGAAACCAATTGCCTTTCGCCTCTTCACGGTTGACAGCGATTTGCGCCAACATGATTTCCTGATGGTGCTTGTCAGCCATCGTTGCAATCTGGTGTGCAAGCTCGTTCTTCTTGTCCTTGTCTTCGACAAACTGGTCTAAAAGATTTGTCACTGGGCCAATCAAAGCCGTAAGAGAGGACAGCATTTAATTAACCGCTAGAGCAATAACTACAATAACAGACAGAATAACAACAACAGTTGCTTGTTCCTCTGTCGCGCTCATGAATTTAGATTTTGCAAATTTACCTATTACTTTAATATATTTCATGCGGGCTCCTATTTGTCTGCTTTGTTTTCTAATCGTTTAAAGATCGCACCGAGCATCTCTTTGACCTCGGCAATGTCAGATCGGTAATCTTCCTTAGCAACATACTGGATTGGGATATTTCTCATGTCAGCGTCTATTCTATCTAGCAATACAAACACACGATTAACCATCCAGCCGCCAATAAAACCAACCAGAGCTATACCTACATTAAATATGACTTGATATTCCATTATTCTTCCAAGCGCGGATCAACCCAATTAGGGCATAACTCCCATGCGTCATTAAAGTAGTTATACTTGCAACCATACCAATCTTCTGGCTCAGTCACGCCTTCAATCAACGTGCAGTTATTAGTGTTCAGGTCACCGATAATAAAGTCCAAGTTAGCAGGGTCACCCACTTCGATGTGGTCTGCTGTGATGTTTAGCTGCTTGTCGTCATCAAAAAGGTACTTAGAGCAGCTCATGTCGCATACTATAGTTTTCATGATTATCCTTCCAATAGGATTGAGGTTGCTGATAATGCCCTGCCCGCAGGAACGCTTGATGATGTGGTGTTTAGTGTGCCGTCTGCTTGGACGTAGTAGTCTGTGTTAGCAGTGAGACTAGAAACGTTGGTAGATACACCGCCTTTAACTGTCACCGAGCCAGTTGCAGTGTCGGAGATGGCAGCGTCTGTTATGCCTATGAAGTCGGAGGAGTTAGTTGACAAGCCGCCTGCATAACCCATAGTTGCATAGCCAGAATTAAAAGCACTCGGCTCGTAAACCGTCATGTAGTGACCTAGTGAATCGTTTTGTTGCGACACTTCTAAGTAGAAGCGAGCATCGTATGTAGAATCAATTGCTATTGCGGTACTGAATGTTATGCTCGTTCCGCTTATTGTGCCTATTGTGGAGTAGCCGTCAAACGAGCTACCTGAATAAGCAACTACAAAGTTATCAGAGTCGTTTAAATTATTAGAAATTGAAGAGCTATTCAAAGTTCCAACCAAAAAAGCTACTCTTGTTCCTGAGCTATAAGAGCCTCCGCTATCTGTCACTATAAATGCGTACCCATCATTATTAGTACGGTCTTTACCTAATACAACATATTTCCCTGTCGAGTCTGCAAAAGTAGCTGCTAATCCTACATCAGTTTTATAGCGAGTAGTCCCTGAAATACTAGACACACCCGCTACGCTTATGGATGTGCCTGAAATAGTTAAAGAAGCCGCATAAATCTAATCATCAGCCGCCAAATCTATCCAAACCGCTAGTGCCTTTGACCTATCTGTAATATCAACAGCGTGTGAAGTTAAGCCTAGACCTGCCATTCCTCTGCAAGCTATTACGCTTTCAGTTCCGTTGCTCACTGATGCGCCAGACACACACCAAACTATCACACATCTATAGTTAGCCGCCTCTT